ACATATGTGTGCAACTAAAATCTTCAAAGAAGGCTTCGGTGAAGGCACTCCTATTCTCGGCGAACACTCATTACCAGATGCAGACGGCAATGTTGCATGGTACAAAGTTATGTTTGAACATGGAGTTGAGATTGTAACTGTTGGTGAAGAAGGTGTTGCAGTTCTTGAAGAATCAAATCACGGCAACCATAAAAAGAAAATGAAAGAAGAAGTCGAAGAGATTGAAGAAGTCTCTAAGAAGACTTTAGGTTCTTACATTAAGAAAGCAACTGGTGAAGTTCGTGGCGCCTCGTTAGCAAATAAAGACTTTCAACGAGATGCTAAGGCTGCTAGATCAGATAAAAAGAAAAGTATTAATAATCAAATAGCCATGAATTTTTCTAAAAGAGCAGAAAAAAGAAAATCTGGTATTGAAACAGCGGCAGACAAATTAGTAAACAAGAAAACCGACGATTAACGGAGAAGGTAAATGACAGTATCAGTAGATACATTAAAACTAACACAAGTACAAGGTGTCATCGCTGTCAGAGAAACTGGTGCAACTCCAGCTGTTGGTACTATTGCCCTTGCTACTACTCTTAAAAAAGCATCTGAGACTCAATCGTCTCCTGTTGCAGACATAAGCAGCCTTCAGTGGTCACTAGCAAGCGGCGCTACTGCTACTATTACACGAGACAGCAAAGTACTACACACGCTGTCTCTTTCTGGTACTTTAGAATTTTATGGATTTTCAGATAACGAAAATAACGACTCAGATATTGCTGTATCCATAACTGGTGGAGCAGGTACTGTTATAGTCAACTGTAAAAAACTATCTGGTTATGGTTCACAGCAGCATCAAGGTGCTGACGGAGACTTAGGATAATGAAACTAATAAAAGAAGTTACAGAAGAGATTAAATATATCTCTGAGCTTAACGAAGAGACTGGTAAGAAGTCACACTTCATTGAAGGTGTTTTCCTGCAGTCAAACCTCAAGAACCGTAATGGTAGAATGTATCCTAAAGAAGTGATGCAGAAAGAGGTTGCTCGTTATACAAAAGAATCTATCGATAAGAAGAGAGCATATGGCGAACTAGGCCATCCAGACGGTCCTACAGTAAATCTTGACCGTGTATCTCATATGATTGTTGGTCTCAAAGAAGATAACGACAACTACATTGGTAGAGCAAAGATTCTAGATACACCTATGGGTCGTATTGTAAAAGAACTTATTGACGAGGGTGCGAGCTTAGGCGTTAGCTCTCGTGGATTGGGTTCACTCAAAGAAAGAAACGGTGTCAATGAAGTGCAAGAAGACTTCATGTTAGCTACTGCTGCTGACATTGTTGCCGATCCTTCTGCTCCTGATGCTTATGTTCAAGGTATTATGGAGAATAAAGAGTGGACATTTGTGAACGGTATTTGGCAAGAGAAAGAACTAGAAGAATCAAAGGATATGATTAGAGCTGCAAGCACTAAAGAACTTGAAGCTGTTAAACTGCAAGTATTTGAAAACTTCTTATCCAAGTTATCGAAAATTTAATTTTTATAAATATATATCAGAACATAGTAATACAACCGAAATAGGAGAATAAACATGGGTGTAGAATCCAAAATCCGAGAGCTTATGGAGGGCGCTGCAAATCGTCCTAAAGATAAGCAACAAGGTGATGCTTCTAATCCTACTCAAGGTAGCTCAAACGCCAATCCTGAAATGCAAGACCTTAGCGGTACTGGCAATGCAGAAGGCGGCTTGACTTCACCTGTGGGTAAGGCAGCAGAAGGTAAGGCATCTAAAGATGGCACACTACCTAAAGGACAAGGCGCTGGTAAAGCTCCTAACTTTGAAGACAAGGGCGTAAAAGCATCTGGTCTAGCAGCAGAAGAAGTTGAAGCTGATGCAGAAGAAGTAATTGCAGAAGACGAAGTAGTAACTGATGAAGTTATCGCTGAAGACGAAGCGGTTGCAGAAGACGCTGAAGAGATTGCCGAAGAAGAAGTTTCTGTAGAAGAAGCTGCTCTTTTCGAAGCTGACCTCAAGGCTCTATTTGCTGACGAAGATCATCTCACAGAAGAATTCAAAGTAAAAGCGGCTGAAATGTTTGAAGCTGTTGTTACTTCACGAGTTAGTGCTGAAATTGCACAAATTGAAGAAGAGCTTACTGAGGCAGCAAATGTTGAATTTGAAGCTCAGTTAGAGCAAATGACCGAAAACATTGATAAGTATCTCTCTTATGTTACTGAAAACTGGATGGCTGAGAACCAAATCGCTATCGAAAGTGGTATTCGTACAGAAGTAACTGAGTCATTTATCAAAGGTTTACAGCAAGTATTCTCAGAGCATTACATTGAAGTACCTGAAGAAAAGTACGATGTAATGGCTGAAATGCAAGCTCAAATTGACAGCCTCGCTTCTAGACTAGACGAAGAAGTTGAGAACAATATGGCTCTCAAAGAAGAGTCAGTTAGTTTGAAGAAGCAACAAGTATTTGCTAAGATCTCAGAAGGCTTAGCGTCTACTGAGGCAGAAAAATTTGCAACATTAGTCGAAGACATTACTTATACAGGTATGGATTCATATGAGCAAAAACTTCAAGTCGTTAAAGAAAACTATTTCCCGAAAGAGAATGTAGTTACTGAAGCTAAACTTGAGGACACATTTGAAGCAGCCGACGAAGTAACTACTGGAGTTATGTCTAAGTATGCTCAAGCAATTTCAAAATCAACTAAGTTCTAAAATTAATTTTTTATAAATAGTACTGTTATTATAAAAACAAAACTGAAACAATAAGGAGACTTAAATGTATCTTTCAGAGCAAATTGAGAGCAAGTGGGCACCAGTCCTCGAACATGCTGATCTGGCACCTATCTCAGATCCGTATAAGAAGGCTGTAACTGCTGTAGTTCTCGAAAACCAAGAAAAGGCTTTGCGTGAAGAGCAAGGCATCATGGAAGCAACACACGCTAACGCTACTGGCGCTTCTGTTGATAACTACGATCCAATCCTCATCAGCCTAGTTAGACGAGCATTGCCTAACTTGATGGCTTATGACGTTGCTGGTGTTCAGCCAATGACTGGTCCTACTGGTTTGATCTTCGCTATGAAGTCACACTATGCTAGCCAGACTGGTACTGAAGCACTGTTCAACGAAGCAGACACTGATTTCTCTGGTGCAGGCACTCACGCTGGTTCAAACCCAGTTGACGGTTCTTACACTACAGGTAACGGTGTATCTACTTCTACTGCTGAAGGCTTCGGCGACACCACTACTCTTAACGAAATGGCTTTCTCAATCGAGAAGACTACTGTTACAGCTAAGTCTCGTGCATTGAAAGCTGAGTACACTGTAGAACTCGCACAAGACCTCAAAGCAATTCATGGTCTTGACGCTGAGTCAGAACTTTCTAACATTCTTTCACAAGAAATTCTTGCTGAAATTAACCGTGAAGTTATTCGTACAATCTACAAAGTCGCTAAGCCTGGTGCAGCATCTACTGCAACTGCTGGTACTTTCGATCTTGACGTTGACTCAAACGGTCGTTGGTCAGTTGAGCGTTTCAAAGGCTTGTTGTTCAACATCGAGCGTGACGCTAACGTGATTGCACAAGATACTCGTAGAGGCAAAGGTAACTTCATCATCTGTTCATCAGACGTTGCAAGTGCCCTCGCAATGGCAGGCGTTCTTGATTACACTCCTGCACTCAACACTAACCTCAATGTTGACGATACTGGCAATACTTTCGCTGGTGTTCTTAACGGTCGTTACAAAGTATACATCGATCCATACAGTGCAAACACTGGTGCAGCATCACAGTTCTACGTAGCAGGCTACAAAGGTACTAGCGCATATGACGCCGGTCTCTTCTACTGCCCATACGTTCCATTACAAATGGTTCGTGCGATTGACCCTAACACCTTCCAGCCTAAGATCGGCTTCAAGACTCGTTACGGTATGATTGCTAACCCATACGTTACTCAATCTGATGGTACTACTGACGGTGATACATTCACTGCTTCACGTAACCAGTACTACAGAAAAGTTAAGGTAACAAATTTGATGTAAGCATCAAAAATAAAAAGAATTGCTTAAAGCAATCACTTTTGAAAGGACTCTTCGGAGTCCTTTTTTTGCCTGAAAGAAATTGTGACAATCTAGTCATACGTTTTTTTCGTATTATAAATAGTACTACACACAAATTAACTGAGGTGTATTATGAAAAAATTACTATCAATGGTTACATTTTTTGCTGTAGGTTTTGTTACAGGCGGAGTCAACGCACAAACATATACAGCAGAAGTAGCAGATATTATCAACAACAACTGTGTAGTATGTCATCGTGAAGGTGGCATAGGTCCAATGAGTTTCGAAACTTACGAACAAGTCCGTCCTTGGGCACCACTTATTGCTATGAAAGTAGCATCACGAGAAATGCCTCCTTACGCTTACGATCACGGCATCGGTATTCAAGACTTACAAGGGGATTGGCGTCTCGCTCAAGAAGAGATTGATGCTGTAGTCGCATGGGTAAACGGTGGTTCATTGTACGGTGATCCAGATACAATCGTACAAGCACCACCACTAAGAGATCCAGAAGCATGGAACTTTGAAGCAGACTTTGGCGCACCAGACGCAATCATTCCTAGTGTAGCTATCGACATTCCTGCAAACGGGAACGATCTTTGGCACAAGCATTTAGTACCAACAGGACTAACTGAAGACCGTTGCATTAAAGCAGTACAAGTAAAGCCACGAGGCGAAGCTAAAGCTGTAGTACATCACGCTAACTCAAGTATTATAACATCAGAAGGGCGTGAAGGCATGCTCACTGAGTATGCTATGGGAAAGTGGGGAGAGATTGTACCAGAAGGAGTTTGTCGTACAATCCCAGCAAACGCAGAAGTGTCTTGGGATATTCACATGTTCCCCGGTGGACTTGGAGCAATGGCACCAGGATCAGTTATCAAAGACAACGTGGTAGAGATTGGTCTTTGGTTATACACCGAAGAGGAAAGCGCACAATTGAAATACAAACAAGATTTGAGTTTGTATCGCCTTGGAGACCAGGACGACTTAGTAGTCCCACCCAATGGATATGCAATGACTCAGGGCTTTCACAGTTTCGATCATCCTGTACGTTTAGATAGTTTTCAGCCACACGGTCACTTGCGTATGAATGCAGCAAGTCTTGAAATCTTCTACCCACAAACAGGGCGCACAGAACAAGTCAGTCAGATAAGCAAATGGAGTGCAACATGGCATCACAGTCATTTGTATTCTCCAGACGTAGCGCCTTTGATTCCAGCAGGCGCAGTTATCATTCTCAAGCAATGGTACGATAACACAGCAGAAAATCCAAATAACCCAGATCCAGATATGTGGGTAATGGGCGGTTCAAGAACTGGTGATGAGATGACTCACGCTTGGCTTGCTATCACTCATTTAGACGATGAAGGATTTGATAAACTCAAAGCACAGAGAATGATAGCAGGAAATGATTAATACCGTTAAAAACTTAATAGTTGAACTCGGTAAGTTAGATCCTGATAGCAAAGAATATCAGGATCTAACCGAAGAGATTCAATTGTTGCAAAACGATTTAATAATAGAAGAAATTATGGGAGATGATTAGTGAATAGCATTAAGAAAATGTTTTGGCTTAGCACCGTAGCAGTGTGGACAGCATTGCTTTGTGCAAT